TTAAACTCCTTTTAAAGCCTTTTGAATCCTCTCTCCAATCCATTTCATGACAGGAACCGGCATTGAGTTTCCGATGGCTTTGTATCGATGCCTTGATGATGAGTTATGCCACGGAATATCTGTGTAACCTGTCGGAAATCCCTGTAGCCTTTCACATTCCGTTGGCGTGAGTCGTCGGACTCTTAGTCGAGGGTGTTGCTCTACTATCAGACCTCCACGCATTTGCATGTCCTGACCTCCTGTGCCGTCATAGCCAGCAATCAGCGTTCCGGCTGTGTCAGGGATGGCGTCAAAGCAGTATCGATGGAATTCTCTTTCAATGCCTGAATGAGCACTGGATGCGGATTTTTTCTGTGCTCCGTAATAGTTTTCAGTGCGCGGCGGCACAGTCGGGAACTCAAATAATATCGCTCCGGGGTCAAATTCTGGTCGAGCACTTGCCATAACAAACACTCTTTTACGTGACTGGGGGACTCCGAAAAATTCGGCGTTGAGCGTTCGCCAGACGATGGTGCGCGATGGTCCAGACACAGCACCAGCGTTTGTCCACCGTTTCCCTGCTGACTGTAACGGGCGACGTTCGCCTGCCAGCGCACCGAGAAAATAACCGAATGCATTATCATGGCTGTTTAATACCCCTGTAACGTTTTCCCATACGATGATTGATGGTTGTTTACCTTGCTCCTGGCGGGTTTTATCAATCTGGTCTGCCAGTTGAACAAAGGCGAGCGTAAGCTGGCCGCGAGGGTCTTTTAGCCCCTGGCGTTTGCCGGACAGACTGAATGCCTGGCATGGTGTACCGCCCACGAGAATATCGGGGGCCGGAATACTGCCCGACTGGATGCGTGCTGCGATTTGGGTCATATCGCCAAGATTAGGGACTGACGGCCAGTGATGCGCCAGAACAGCGCAGGGGAAAGGCTCTATCTCACTGAACCATGAGGCGTCCCAGCCGAGCGAATGCCAGGCGACGGTAGCGGCTTCTATGCCACTGCATACAGAACCATAGGTAACAGGATTATCGGGTGGAATGTGTTGTTTGTTCCCCACAGGTGCGATTCCTTGTGTATGTGGGGTGCTCGATGGCGCTCGGTGAAGTGATTGTATTGAGTGTCTTACAGCGCGGGCATTTGACCTCAATGAAGTCAAAGCTGGCTCTTGCGAGCAGTTTATTGCAATGCCGGCATCTTACGTTATGTGGCATTTATTGCTGCCTCCTGTGTTGCCACTGGAGGTGCCAGTATAACTTATCGATCGATAAAAACGATCGTTTTGATTAAATCAATGCATATAACCAATATGCCGCAGTACTGAAGGCATATAGACTTTATGAATGATTCACATAGAAAAAGAGATGAAAATGAACACTGATAAGCAGAAAAATGAGGAGAGGTTTGATTTTAACCTGACCAGAATGAAAGACTTAGTTGAAGATGAATATATCACTATGCCCGAAAAACTCACGGAACCACAGGATATACTGAACTGGCTGAATGAATGTACAGATACCACATAAAGGGAGACCCAGTAGTGCTACCTACTGGGTCGGATATAAAACTTCGCATTAATGCTGTACTACGAACTACATAAAGAGTGACCCTGCATAGCGCTAACTATCGGGGTCTGACAGTAAACCTGCATCACTGTCTGAGTGCGCGCTCAGCGCTTATCCTATGATAAGCATTGGTCTCCTGTAAAGCAGTGATGCGTAAAAAAGGAGATCTTTATCATGGATAAAGAAGCTCGTCTTTGCCCTTCCTGTCATGAACAGATGAAACCCATCTTCCGTGGTTCATTCACCAAAAAAGGAAAAACTTACCGCCCTAAAAAGGCGGCAAGCTTTCCGATTTGGCTCTGCCCGAAGTGTTCGCCGGTAGAGCATCACTAATAACCCACTCCAGCCTTACTGGCTGGAGTTATTTTTACGCAGTCACCCACGTTTTCCCGTCACCGCCCTGTTGTACCAGCGTCACGCTGGTGTCTGTTGTGGTGGCTGACGGCAGGCCATTAATCAGTACATTGCTGTTTTCCGGCTGGAGTGAAATTGTCCCCGCGCTGTTCGCCACCACCTGAACCGTGTTACCGGCGGTGATTTTCGCATCGGGGATAATCACACTGCCGCCGTGGTAGCCAGCCGGAAAATAGACGTAGCTTGAGGTGTCGTCACTGCTGAGAGTGACCGTTCCGTTATCGCGGTAAATCTGTAGCGAAAACTGCTCAAACTCAACACCATACGTTGCGCCTGTGGTGATACTGGTCAACTGGAGGGTGTTTTCAGGCGTGGTGGCCGGGGAGTTCACCAGGTCAAACGCCGTGCCTTTCACACCGTTAATCACCGGCGTAACCTTTTTACTGTTGTTGCCGGGAAAGAGACATTCCAGCGTATGCCAGTTCCGGTTATACGCCCCGAACGTCCCCGTTTTCGCATTCGGCGGCGCTTTATGCTGCATCAGGTTGATATTTGCCGCATCGGTCTGGACAAAGAACGAGAGCACGCACGGTTTGCCGTCTCCCGTCATTGACACCCCCGCCGGTAATGCCCCGGCCGGGAGCAGCAGATAAAAACCAAACGCGAACTGGTTGTTTACCAGCGCCGTGGTCAGTCTGAATTTCGCCGTCAGGCGTCCGCCGTATTTAATCAGGTCGGCGGGGTTAACCACCGGCTGCTCAATCTTCCACGACTTACCCGCAATTCTGGCAATTCTCAGGATATAGCCGCCATTACCGTCGGGGTTCGCCGGCGTGGTGAACGTGCCGTCCACCACCGTTTTCCAGCCCTGCGCGGGCAGCGTACCGTCACCACGTCGCCCGTTGTAACCGAACTCATCAGTCACCGGCGCATAGTTGCGTGTACCGCCTGCTGCGTTGCCCGTGGTCGCTGTGGCTGTTGCGGACGGCGCAGCCAGCAGTGACTTACGGCCTGCGTACAGCAGAATTGCCGTTGCCAGACGTTCAGGAATGATGTTACGGCGCGCCCGACTGCTGAAATGTGAGGGACGCGTGCCTGATACCCAGTTTGTGCCGGTACGCGACGCTGCACCGTAATAATGCACTGCCGGTACATCAGGGTCTTCCGTGGGTTCATTGGTCGGGGTGTTCACGCCGTTCTCGTCGGTCATGAACGGCACAAAGTACACGCCCGGTTCAGTGCTGTTTTTGTAAGCGCCGTACACGACGTCATACTGTGCCGGGTACGTGTCCTTCCAGTAGTACGTGGTGTCGCCGCAAATCCACGGCACGTTGTTCGCGTTAAAGTCCGGGCACTGTCCGGCGTGGTCAGCCAGGTCAGTACGAAACTGTTTCACCATCGCCGTAAACAGCGCCGGTTGCTGTGCGTAGCCTGCGCCAGACATATCAAACTCGCCCTGCATCCACACCACGGCCAGAAGCTGGTTTTTCGGGTTGCTGTCGAGAGCGACTTTGGTACGGGCTATCAAATCCTGATAGAGTGGTTTACCCACGCCCCAGCGTGCCGAGGCTTCCGTTGCGCCGGTGGCGGCGTCATATACGCCGTCAGCGCCCTGAGTGAATGCTGAACCGCCACGGCAGCAGGGTACAATCAGTATCCCGGCATCGTCAGGGATATACGCCAGCAGTTTTTTCGCAATATGCAGCGCCTGCGCCACCGTACCATACTCGCCCTTAGTCAGGTCAGCCTTCGGATGATTAAACCGGCTCATGTCCTGCACGTCGTGCGGGCAGTGGTCGAGCGGGATGATGTCGTTATATTTGCACGCCTCGCCGTTCGGTGTGACAGTGGCGCGGCGGGCCAGTTGCTTAATACGCGGGTGGGGTTTGTCCAGTGTCTCAGGCAGTGGCAGTCCTTCGCCGTAGGCCATGGCGTTGGACTGCCCGGCGACGGGGATAACGTACCAGTAGTCGGGCGTTTTATCCGTCTGCGGAGGAACGGGCTTTCCCGGCGTCACTGGTGGCTTGTCGGGGGGAGGCGTGATACCGGAATGCCCGGACGGGGAAATAAACACTCTGGGGGAGCCTGAAACCGGTTTAATCCACAGTTTGGTTTTAACTTCAAAGATTATGGGAGAATCCGTCAGTGTGGTGGCAGCCTTATCATCTGCGGGTTCGCTGGCACCATCAAAAATAAGCACTGTACCACCTGCTGCCCTGACGGTATATTCACCCAGCAGAACAGAAAATGATTCCCATTTATTGCCTGTATCGCTCATAACAATAAAACCCCTGACATAATTAAAAATTCACACCACGATAACACCCGTGTGTTTATTTTCTGGTTTGCGGTAAAGCAGTAATTAAATAAAATAACATCTTTATATGATCTTTATTTTAATCCCCAGACCAGCCGACAACATAATCCAGTACAGCCTGCGCGTCAGTCAGTTTGCTCACTTCTTCCTTCATCTGTCGCTGGCGTTCGTGGATTTTAAAACCTACTGCCACCATGTTTTGTTGCATGGCGGCTTCCAGGCTAATAAGTTCGTCGGCGGTCATTGGTACGTCGATGTTATCTGCATCCGTCCAGAAGAATCCGAGCGGCAGTTTTCCCTCTCTTGCCACAGCAACCACGGGGGAAAGTCGGGTCTGTGATGCCTTACCGCAGTCCCAGCGACGACCGTTCAGCGTGAACGGGTAGTTACCGTTTTCCTGCCGGTCGCGCCAGGCGTTGATTTCTTCGTGTTTCTGGCTGAGTGCGGCAGCCAGGTCTGCCACCCACTGACCGTTTTCGAATTTATCAATAGCTGAGGCAGGGGCGAGTGTGGTGGTATTTTCCGGTAGCGGGCCGGGTTCTGAAATATAAACCGGGTTGCCGGTTTGCGTGTCGTACACTGTTTCGCCGCGATGGTCTTCTTTCAGACTCCACGTTTCGGTTTCAGCGTCAAATACAGCAATATGACTGGCGGGAATATCAGGAGGGGCAATATCCGTACAGTTTGCCGGTAATCCCGTGTGCGGCGGGATATATGCATCACCTGCGCCAATAAATTCGTTTGTATCTGAACGCAGATTATAAATTTTAATTGTCTGTGCCTGCTCACTCATTTTAAACGTCATTTTTTTACTCCGGATAAATATTCTGTATTCAGGTGATGGCTGTGGGGATAAGTACCGGGGGAAACAGCATGGCTATGCGCACCAATATAAATATCATCAACCTGATGACGGGGACTGATGCAGGTGTTACCTGATTTTTTGCAATACGTTCTGTAATCACCAAAACCGATATATTCCGTTCTGGCGTTCGGGCAAAGCGTCTTTGACGGACAGTATGCCGTTGTGCTGAATACAGCATTCTGGCGGGCACTGGCGTATTGCCAGTTAATTTCCGTGGCGCAGTTAATAAAACCATCCCACGCCAGCTTCATTTGCCGGGCGACACTGTCCGGTGATACCTTACCACAGCCGGCCCCCATCGCAGGGAACACAACCGATTTGATTTTCCGGCCTTCCCCGGCGCTTTTATTGTGCTGAAATATCGCTAATAACGCTGCACGTGTTGCATTATAAACCGCGTCGGTGCCGTCGATTATCATCGGAACGCGCATCGTCGGGGCATGAACCAGCCACGGATGCTGACTGTTACCCGTTTCAATAACAAAGGCGGTGCCGACGGGCTGCTCTCCCAGGTATTCACGGATGATATTTTGCTGTACCCGTTCCTGTAATTGCGGCCCGAAATATGCCGTAATAGCAGCATCCACACCACCATCCATAAGACCAAAACTGTTGGCCGCACTGACCATGCAGTCAAATTCCGGTATGGTTTCAAACGGTCCGGGGATAATTTCCACATTTTCGGTATTCTGAAAAGAATGTTCAAAAGCCGCGGCCATTGCCGGCACGGGTGCCGAAAGAATTAATTTAATCATGCCAGCCTCACTATGTAGTTAAATGCAATATTTTTAACCGTGGTTTCCGCATTACCGTCTGCGTCCACAATAACGACGTGTCCGTGTGGACCGATATACATGGTGTGCTCATGTCCTCCGATATAAACTGTATGCGCATGGTCGCCAGCGGCCTGTGTCCATGCACCACCTCCAGGCTGAAATGAGGTGTGATTGGAATCTCCCCAGTATGAATTGATATAACCGCCGAACTGGTGAGTATGGTTGCCCGTGGTATTGGTCGATTTCGTACCGTAATCAAAGGATGAGGTAGATTTTGTCCCTAAATCAGTATCCTGCGCACGCGCCGTGTGCGAGTGCCGCTTGTTGCCGTCCATTTCCTGAGACAACGCTGCGCGCCCGCTGACAGGGGTGCCTTTGATTGTCCAGCCCCTCATGTCAGGAATAACGCCGGATGGATACGCCCGCGCCAGTAGCGGATAAGCGGACTTATCAAAGGACTGCCCATGCATAAAAGCATAACCACCTTCCGGGAGAACATCAGACGGCCACGCTATCGCCGCCCCTACCGGATGCGAATCCGGAGGTGGGTTTAGTGTGGTGTAGAGCATTGCCCATTCGGACCACTCAGCATCGGCGTTATCTCGATGGCTGCGAATATATGCTGGCGCTGGCGCACCGTTAACCCCGCTCCAGCCAATGAGAATTTCCCCATCACCGGTTCCGGTCAGACGCAAAATATTTCCGTATTGCGTCGGATAGCCATTGTTGTAGACCTCGCCCATTATCAGGCCGCTATCGCTGCCTCTTGTCGTGCCAGTCAGTGCCGTAAGCGCGCCGCGTGATACCAGTCTGTTCGCTGCAACAGCCGTACCGCTGGCAGGAAGCGCTCCGATATTTTGTACAAACAGCGACTTATCCGGGATATCCGCGCCGTTCTGGTCTTTTGCCAGGGCGTTAACGTCCGCCGGGCCGAGGCTGTCTTTGGTGGCGAGACGGCCCAGTCCCAGATGACCACGCGCGGCAGCCTGTGCCACAGCGCCGGCATCAAAGATTTCTTTCAGGTTGTTTGTCTGCGTGTAGGCGTTTGCCGTAATAATGGCTTTAATGGACAGGACAAGCTGGTTTAATTTCCCTTTATCCGGTTTGATTCCGGCCTCAGACAGAATATTCAGTAATTCCGCCTGGACAATATTCAGCCAGTCCTGACCGATATAGCTGATACCTTTATTTCTGTCACCCTCGGTAAACCAAGTGGGGGTATTACTTTGTGCCGGCGAAAGCGGCGGCATGTCCGGGGAGCCTGAATTGTTATCAACGTAAAACATTGCTACTCCTTATTCATGCGGCTGGCTGCTTTCATAGACGAAACGAAACGTCTGCCATGCCGGTTTATAACGGTTCAGGATGCACTCCAGCGCGCTGGCGTCGTAAATACGCAGCGGCGTCAGAATATTGTCCAGCACGTTCATATGCCGGTAGCCAATGGTGGTTTTTATATTCACAATACTTATCCACTGCGATTCCGGGGAGTGCTGGATATCAATTTCATATCCAAATCCGGCGGCAAGCCGGATATAGAACTCCCGGTTAAGCGACGGTTTCATCCGGTACTTGTTGCCGGCATAGCTCTGGCGCTCCTGCAGGCTGGCCCCGGTCATGTCGCATTCAGGCAGTCCCAGAAATCGCTCCCAGTCAGCCAGCAGCAGGCGAGACTGGTCCGGGAAGCGTTCGTTCAGAAGCTGTTGCCCCGTCCAGTCAACGCGGGCCGTGGACTGGCTCAGGCCAAGACACAGTTTCGCCAGTACGGAATCCGGCGCCTTATTCCACGCCAGACCGTCCGGCAGTAACCGGAGAAGCGCGCGTTGGTACGGCGTCAGGGGTGGTGTCTGAATCACAGCCATGTGATATCCCCCACGGTCAGTAACTCCATCGCTTCCGCGCTGACGGTCACCAGCGGGGCACGCAGTTCAAAATCATTCAGCGCTTTCACGCCGGCAACCGCCCGCCAGAACGCCGAGGGCAGAATAATCCCGCCTGGCTTCGCCTCGTTGTACAGCAGGTCTACCAGCGCCTGCCTCACTGCGGCCTGGTTCTCAGGCGTGTTCGGCGCAATCTTTATCTGAAACGCTACCGGGTGGTTGGTGAGTTTAAACACCTTCACCACCGGACCCAGCGCCTGACCTACCGGCTGGCCCGTCGCCGGGTCAGGGTGGGATTTGATGTACTCCGCCACGCGGGCCACATCCCCCTCGCCGGGGAAGATGTCGGGGTTATTGTCCAGGACAAACGTCACCCCCAGACTGCCCGCCTGCGGCCACTCCGGCAGACACCAGGATCGGGTCACGCCCGGCACTTCACGCGCCCAGCGCTCAAAGTCGTATTTTGTGCCGCCTGACGGCGGGTACTGCACGCGAAACTCCAGACGGGAAAGCAGTTCGGAAAGGGACTCCACATCCGCACCACCGGTAAGCCCCGGCCCCGTGACGGTGGCTGACTGCTGAATCCCCGCCTGTGGCGTGATAAACGTCAGCAGCGTTCCCGCCGGCGCATTGCCGGCAGCGCCGGCATCCATCGCCTCCAGATCAACATTCATCGTACCGGCAGGCGCATTTTTTGATGCTGTGATCCGGTACATCACGCCGTCACTGCGCTGTAGCTGTGTACCGGCCTCTGCGGTGGCGGTATCGGTCAGGGTCAGTTGTACCGGCCCGCCCGCACGTGAGGCTGGTTTGCGGACAATTCCCCACCAGGCGCAGTGTTTCAGCAGCTCCGCCCCGTCAGCGTCAGACGGGATGATCTGGCGCGCAATCCATGCCAGGTGTTCATGCTCCTGAGCGGAAAGCCCGGCCTGTGCATACCCCATTGCGTGCAGCGTGGTTTCATCCAGTCCCGGCAGCGTACCCTCCAGCCGCTGGCTGATATCCTGCTGCGTCTGGTTAATAAGTTGTTCAAGTGGTGTGGGTTGATACGGCATTTAAAACCCCTTCAAATCTGCTTCAAAAACCATCGGCTGGCGGGTGCCGTCAGGCAGAACAAGAGAGACAGACAGTCGCAGACCGTTATCCGCCGTGCGTGTGGCAGTACAGGTCACCGACTTCACCAGCCCGGCCGGTTTCAGCCAGGCCAGCGCCTCATCCGCATACGCCGCCGCACTTTCCACGACGGCCGGCACCGTTTTTTCGCGGTTCAGCAACCACAGACGCGAGCCAACAGGACGCCTGCGAAAGCTGTCCGCCCACCATCCGCGCCGGTCGGTGGTGCCGTCCGGTATCGGGTCGGACGGCTGCGCCCGGCGGTCAGTAAAAAGTGAAATGGTGACTGCTGTGGCAATACTGTTATCCGTCAGCAGGTCAGGGCCGTTCAGCGCCAGGTTGCCGCGGCCGTTGCGCCAGACAATCGCGATATCAGCCATTCTGTGGGCCTCCCGTATTGCCGCCGCGACCGTTCTCATGATGGATGTGGCCGCTGTAGGTCACACCGGCAATGGTCGCATCCGACATGGTGAAATGCCCCCTGGCGTTGCCGGTGCCGTCCAGGGCCAGATTGCCCTGAATATGCGCGTTCTGCTGTACTGTCAGGTTTTTCTGCACCGTCAGATTACCGGTAAAGGTGCCCTCCGGGCTGTCAAACAGAATGTGATCGTCGGCGTACACTTCCAGCGTTTTACACGTCAGGATGGCGCGGCCATCCTTCGTCAGGCGCAGGCGGTGGCCTTCATAGTGATAGATACCGCTGTCGCCGGCAGGCAGACCCACCGGACGGTAGCGCCTGTCCTCAACCACCAGAATCACCGCCTGATCACGGTCCCCCAGCAGGCAACCGAAGAAGGTCTCCGCTCCCGGCAGCGGGACGCTGATTTGTCCGTACTGCTGCGGGCGTTCCACGTCGTCAAACGTCTCGCCGTCGAGCGAAGTCATCTGCGCGTTCTGCATCTTAAGCCCGTCATTTGTGCCGGTCAGAATGCCACGTCCGAACAGCAGGCGGACGCCACGCATCAGGGGAGCCAGCATCCTTTGCAGAATTTCCTCACTTATCATCGAATTTAATCCCCTGTTCCTTCATCCGCTGTAAGATCCAGGCGTCAACACCGCCACCTTCGCCGCCGTTTCCGCTGCTGTCCGGCTCTGCCGGCACAATAAAGCCATCGCGCGGGGCCAGCGTCAGGCGGGTGACTTCGCCTTCCTTCGCGTTGAGCGTGAACGCCACCTGGCAGACCAACAGATCGCGCCTGTCCACGTTCACGCGGGGGGCGACAACGCGGGTCAGCAGGTTCACATCCCACAGCGCGCCGCTCTCCCGGAACCAGCCTCTGACGCCGGCAACAAAGCGCTCTGATTTGGCAACGGCCCGGCGCTCTTCCCGGATGGCCCGCTGCCGGGCACCGTCGGCGGTGATTTTGTGGTCGGCGAGAATGACCTTCGGACGGTAACGGTTCACAGTCCTGTCGTCCGTTGTCCCTTTGGGGGCGGCCAGCAGCGCTGCCATTTTCGCATCGCCCTTGTGACCACCACCGCCGCCGTGACCTTTCACCAGGTACTCGCTGTAGCGGTTGCGCCAGTCGTCGGTAAAATCTGCATCCAGCAGGTTTTTCCCCAGCTCCAGCGTATCGGTCTGCTGGCTGCCCGCCTGGGTAAACACCAGGTCGCCGTCGGCGTTACTGGTGACCAGAACGCCACGGTGACGGGCGGCGCGGGTCAGTGCATCACTGACCGTCTCAGACAACTGCAGGGTGAAGGTGGTAAACGGTTTTGCGGCCATGGCGTCACTGACCTGCCAGATAACCCGGACACCAAACGGTTTACACAGGTCGCCGGCTATCTGTTCGAGGGTGCGGTTGTGCCACTGACCTCCTTTAAAGACCGCGGAGCAGTCCACCAGATCGCCGGTTTTATCCCGACCGGTAATGGTGATTTTGTTACTGGTGGCGGTCAGTTTGTGTTTCACGGTATCGAGATACCCGGTAATGACCGTCACACCGTTAATCTGTAATTTCAGCGGCTGACCGGGGCTGATACCGTCAGGAACGGGCTGACCGGGCATCATCAGCTCCAGCTCAAAGGAGCCGGCAAGGTGCTCCAGCGACCGACGCACGCTGACACCCACCCAGCCGGAAAATACGGTGCCACTGATAAACAGTTCCACGCGGCTACTCATCAATCACCTCCATAACCGAACCACCCGGCACAAACAGGGGATGAATGACGTTGTTACGGCGGACAAACCGTTGCCACTGCACGCTGTTACCGGTTGCCCGGTAAAGGGTCACCAGGGCCGGCTCCGTCGTGCGGACCGCAACGGACGAGACGCCCGGAAGCTGTACCCCCCGCGTCAGCAAGTCCTCAACCAGCGCCAGGCGAACCTGACGTAACGCCAGCGCAGTTCCGGTATATCCCTGTCCTGAGAATGCCAGCACCTGCTCATCGAGCGCCCGGCCCAGCACATGACTGACGGTCTGTACGTCGCCGGCACTCTGGAGGAGCGGAACGGCAACCTGCACACCGGGGCCGGCCTGCTGTTTTTCCGGTGCGCCGCCCTGCGCAATGGCCGTCGTCAGCAGGCTGCCGGCAGTCTGAGCCTGAGCCAGCACAACCGCGCTTTGCATGACAGACCGGAGCAGGTGAATATTCGCCTGTGCTGCCGGGGTCAGCCCGGCCAGATCCCGTTTTTTGTCCTGCGCCACGAGCGTGTCATGAAAGGCTGACAGTGTCCGGTAAAGCTGTGTTCCTCCCTGGCTTCTGACCGCCTCATCAGGAAGCACAAGACTTCCGCCGGGAGACGCGCTTCCCCCGACGTGCCCGGCGCGGGATTTTCCGCCCAGCAGGGACATTGCCGGCAGTGAGGGCAGCGCAATCAGACCGCTGAATACGCCGGCTAACTGCTGCGCCATGCGCAGGGGGCTGGTGATAAGTGAGGTGATATTCCCCTTCATGGCGGTAAAGGAGGCCGCAAACGCGCTGATATCCTGCATGATACCGACGTTGCTGACCGCATTTTCCAGGGCATCAATTTTCTCGCTGACGGTATCCATCATCGCCTGCAAATCGTGCAGATTTTCAGATATCACAGACCAGCTATCCGCCAGGGTGTTGAATACGCTGTTCATTCCCGTACCCGCTGCCGTGGACAGGGCGGCAGCCGTATCTTTTCGTGCATCCGGGGCAGTATCATTCGCCTGTGGAACGGCCGTAATCGTGAACTCAACCACCCGCTGTTCAGACACGTTATAACGGCTTTCAAAGTTGTCTATCAGGACGTTTAACGTGCCGTAATCCGGGTGAACCAGCTCGCCCGCACCGGGAGCATACAGCGCGTCACGCAGGGTTTTACGCTGCGCCTGCGCATCATCCCCCTCAACAATCACCGTAAAGGTGAAGGCCGGCAGTTTCGGCCCTAAATCATCCGCGCCGCCGGATTCACGCAGCGGATACTCGCGTTTGACAATGTGGCGGCCGCCGCGCTCCCGTTGCTCCTTATAGATAAGGAAGGGAACATTGCGGAAGCTGCCCTTACCCGTAAGGGACATAGTTGCCTCCGCTGTAGAAGTTCAGATCCAGACCAAAAGGATCGGAATCGTTAATGTCGATACTACGGGCATCCCAGCCCGGAGGGGCCACCAGTTCCACACGGGCCTCTGCCTTCTGCGTGGCCTGGCCGTTGTTACCGTCATTCCCGGTAATTTTCTGGTAAGCGTCGGTCAGCCAGCCGCCCAGGTAATCCCCCAGGTAGCTGCCGACCGTGGAGCCAATCACCGTACCGACGGGACCCGCGAACGTACCCAGCGCACCCCCGACAACGGCACCCACCCCGGAACCGACCGCCGCCCCCTTGTCACGTGTGGAAGCCTCACTGTCCAGCAGCGTGGGAGCCGCCAGCAGCGCAGCGCCGAACGCACCGCCGCCAAAGCGACCCAGTAGCCGGCCACCTTTACCGAGAAAGCCGGCTACTTTACCCAGCCCCGGCTTGTTACCGGCAGCGGAAAGCAGACTGCCGGCTTTACTGAGACCGGGGATTTTGCCGAACCAGCCACCCACGCGGGACGCCATGCGGCCAAAGAAACCTTTTTTCGCCGCGCTTTCCGCCAGCGCTTCGCCGGCCGTGACCACTTTAGAGAGACCACGTCCCTTGCCGGGCCCTTTTTTGGTGCGCCCGCTGCGGCGTTTCTTGCCGCTGCCGCCGTCCTCAATCAGGGTGTTGCCGCCACTGCCCCCGGCGCCGGCCAGCGCACCCGCCGGCCAGTTCGTCACAAATACCGGCTGTACTGCGGCGGGATTGACGCCGGAGAGGAAATTCATAAAGCGACCACCGCGTCCGGGCAGCTCACCCGGCATAACGGGCTGACGCTTACGGAAAGGCGACGTGACCGCGCCAACAGTGGCGAGACCGTAGCGCAGCGGCGTGGCTCCAAGACGCAGCGCCCCCATACCGACCGCACCCGCCAGACGCAGGGCAGTACGGGCGGCATAGACGTAAAGCAGGTATTTCGCCAGCGTTTTTGCGCCGCTGGCGATATTATCCAGGGTTTTGCCGTAGCCATCGTCGCGCAGTTGCTTTAATGCCTGACGGGCAGCTTTAATCTGCTTAACCAGCCATTTCACCGCTTCCGTTGCAGACGTGAAGGCGGTCAGCATCCCCTGACCGATGTCGTTCGCCAGTTCGTCAAACTGGCCGTCTTTCTGCATCACAGCAATCTGATCGAGCATGCCGGACATCTGCTTTTTCAGGAATTCAAACGGCCCCGTATCCATGACCCGGCGGGCAAACTGTGCCCAGACATCCCCCATCTGCGATGTCAGACCCGTCCATGAGTTCATGGCATTTTTCTGGGCGCCGGCAGCCTGTTCTGCCATCACCTGGAACAGCAGACGGATGGATTCGGGGCCCAGCAATCCACGCTCACCCTTATCGCGGATAATCCTCTGTTCAACACCCAGTTTGTCAGCCAGTAACTGATAAACATTGATACCATAACCGGTCAGCAGATTGGCGTCCTGTGCCTGTATGCTCTGGCGGGCGGACATCTGTTTGAGCTGCAGGGAGGCTCCCTGAGCGTCAGGCAGGGACCATCCGTGATACCCCCCCTGGTCCTGAAGCATGGTGATGAATTTTCTGGCCTGCGCATCATTCATCCCGAAACCACGGCTGGAGGCATATTCCTGCATGACGCCGGCAAGTCCCCAGGTGGTTTCCTTTGCATTCTGTACCGCCCAGGCTTTTGTGGCCTCTGTTTTTGCTGTATCGCCGTGGTTAATGGAGTTCAGCCGGATGGTATAGTTCTCCATCTCGGCCGCCGGATTAATGAATGCTTTTTTAAAGCCGTATACGGCCGCGCCGCCGGTCAGCAGGCCGTAAAGGTGGGTCAGCTTGCCGAACGCGCCTTCCGCGCTCAGTTTCAGACGGTCAAGGTCAGCCGATACCGCACGAATGCTGCCGCGCATCCCCCTGAACGCCCGGCCAAAACGGGAGCCGGCGACCTCAGCATCACCACCCAGACGGCGCACAGCCGTGCCCACACCACCGAGCCCGCGCTGACCGGCGTGCGAAAACGCCCCCAGATCCTGCGACCACTGGCGGGATTTGGACGATATGTTGCCGAGTAAATCAACAATCAGCGAGGCTTTCAGGTTTTTTGCCATCAGTGGTTATGCGTTCTGTCGTTTAATGATTTTTTCTGCCTGTCTGCAGTGCCGGTAAAGCTGCGATAAGGGAAGGCTCAGCGCCCACTGCGGGCCGCCTTTGGTCACCATCCCCAGCACGATCGCCGCTTCCTCTAACTCACTCCGGCACCGCTCCCAGTCGCCCCTTGTCACCTGCCAGCTTTCCGGCCAGCGCCGTATCGCGCAGGTTAACCGCCACCATCAGGCGGGAGAGGTCGCGCTCGCTCAGTTGCCCGATTTGCAGCATCGAGAGCGGCCCTTCGATTTCACCGACCGCGGCAATCTGGCGGCGCAGCAGCGCCACGCCGCGCAGGGACGGAGAGGCAATCAGCACCGGGCCGTTGCGGGTCTCGATGTAGCGCTCTGCCTCTGTTTCTGCATCAATGGATTCTTTGGCGGACAGCTCGCGGAAGGTGACGCGGTACTCGCGCCCCTCGCCGAACGGCAGACCGTCGAGCAGGTCAACGTAGCCCTTAGCGAGTTGCTCCGTCAGACCGGCCGTGCGCGGGTCATCACCGTCCAGCGCCTGGCGAATGGCCGCCAGCGTTGCCTCGTCACCGTCCTGTTTTACTGTGGTCGGGGTTTTCTTCTTCGTAGCCATGAATGCTCCTTACTGTACGCGAGTGCTTTTTGCGCTGGCGAACTTCGCGGAAATCTCGCCGTTAGCGGCAAGCGATGCCGGCTCTGAACTCCACGCCTTTGTCATCATGTGGACCTCACCGGTATCGGCGATAAATTCGATAGTGACGCTGGTCCAGGTGTTGATCACATCGCTGTCCGGGGAGTCATCGCCACCGGCGGGGAATTTGCATTCCAGCGTGGCCTCTTTCGCCTGCTGGTTGTAGCCATACACCCTGGGCCCTTTAACCACCTTTCGTTCAAAGCCCGACGGCGTGAAGGTCGCACCTTCCAGCGTGGCGTACTCGCGACCGTTCACGCGAACAGTCGCCACGCCCTGATACTGATTGCCTGCCATGATTCACCTCACAGAATGAAACGGATTTGTGCGGCGAAGAACCGGAACTGGTTAACCAGGTCAGGTGTACACAGCACATCGAGACGGTTACGATTGCTGGTATTGCGCTCTACCAGCAGGTTCTTTTTGAACGTGTCCAGGTTCTCAACCAGCCCCTTATCCACCCATTCCTCGCCCAGCGCAATAAGCTGCAGCGACATGATTTTTGGCGTCACAATGGGCTGGCCCGGCGCCACCGGCGTGTCGTCATCGGCCAGCTTATGGCGCGGGAAGCGCTGCGTGACAAAAGTACGCAGGGAGTAGCGCAGGTAAGACAGCGTGTAGATGGTTTCGATATCGAGATAACTCGGATCAACGTCCCCGTATTTATTGACGCGGTACATGGTCACCTGGCGCTCAATCTGCACCACGTCGCCGGCCGCCACGGTGACGGTCGCAATCCCGCCGTGCAGCAGCAGGTTACGCTCTTCACGGGTCAGGCGGTCGGCAAGCTGAGGGGCCATGCGTGACGGCACCGCCAGCGTCTGGAGCGGCCGCGCCGGATCGATGGCGAGCGACGGCGCACAGGTCGCGCAGATGGACGCCGCCCAGATGTAATCCGGTTCCGGCGCTTTGGGAATGGCGCTGCAGGTGAACAGAAAATCGTTGCGCGACTCGCCAAAGGCGGTGATTTCGCCCTGCGTGCCGGTGTGCGCCATCCACACCGCACCATCGGACATTTTGACCGGCCCCCAGCGTTTGAGCAGTTCGGTACTGAGCACATTCAGGTTGGCCGTATCCTTGTACGGCATCACCACATAGTTGTACTGACGTTCGCCCATGTTGGCGACGCTGCGGGTGATGTCCGGGTTGGTGGCGGTTGAACCGGGCGACAACAGGATACTGATCAACCCTTCAGGCGTGGTTTCACCGTCGTAGTAGTTCAGGCGCACGTCATGATATGAGCACGCACCGATAAATTTTGCGCTCAGGTACACTGAACCGCTGTCACTGTCCTGCGCCGCACTCTGACCGGCCGGCGCAGTCGGTGATGCCGTGAAGGGGGCCTCACCGTCCGCATTGATGAGCGTCGTCAGCCGGGTGGCTACCTCAACGCCTTTCTGACCCCGCGTTACCGTCACCTGATAGCGGCGGCCACCCACATAGATACTGAGTACACCACTTTCTGTGGCGGTTCCCCCCAGGGTGACGCCACAGAAAGTGGCATCTCCCTGACCATTCCCCTGAGCAATGGCGTACAGTTCTGCATCCGGGTTAATGGCAATAAATTCCCTGACCATCAGGGCAATCATGGAGCCGCGCCCCCACAGTTCGGCCGCCTGGCTGTCGCGGGTAATGCGAACAGGGGTGTGTAACTCACCCACACCATCAACCCTGTCGCTTTTCATGGCCGCCTGACCGAACATCAGTACCGTCTGGTGCTGTGCGGGTATTCCCATCACCGCCGCTGAGTTATTAAACTCAACCTGCGCCAGTGGAATAAGGTTATCGTTCTGGATCTCGTCAAAACCAATCATGCTTTTTTCTCCACGGCGTCAGCGTTAGCGTCAGTCGCTTTAGCTTTTCCGGCGGTTGCGGCTGGCTGCGCCTCATTCGGATTGAATTCGGTCACATCACCGTCATCCAGCCGGCGGCACCAGTACGGGGTGAAGGGTTTTTCCTCACCGCCAGGTTGTAAAAATTCCAGCGTGTCGGGGTCGCGTACCATGCGTCCCGGCGCGGGTTTAATAAAGAAGGTTTTCATAACAGGAACACTCCGATTAACAGGAACCACGGCCACGCCACGCTACTGCCAGAAGCCAGCAGGAAGGCGAACATGAAACAAAAGAAGCTCAGGGCACCCTTACTCATGTTCCGGCCCCGGCAGGTCAATGTGCGCCTCAAATTCCGGCGTACCGTCCGGCTCGCCGAACGTCTCGTAATGACGCAGGAAGTCGTCGAGCGTGCTGATATCGGTCAGCGGGTCGATGATTTCTTCACAGGAGAAATAGAGGGCATAGAGCACCACCCCGGACGCCCCCTGCGCCACGCTGTACAGATTGGTCGCTTTCTCAAACGCCAGCGGCGAGGCGGAACCTGCCTTAAAGCCCGTCATACCCGACAACAGAACCGCCACCATCTGATACAGCCCGATACGGTTTGTCTCGCGGCCGTTTAACATGCTGCCGACCACGTAGAACACCCAGTGACTCACCATGCGGTTACGCGTGCGCGGTTCACCGGCACCCAGCCAGGCCACATATACGGAAGGCGGCGTGAGCATCAGCTTTTTCAGGGTGGTTTCACTCCAGTCGCCCGGATGCGTGTCCACCTTTTTAAGGCGGTTTCCAAAGAGGGTGCGAATGCGGTCCAGATACGCCTGTTCGGTATCGGCAATCATATGAACCCCTTCTGGTTACGCCCGAACACCGGCGCTTCGGCCTGCATCTGCGGCAGGTCGTCAGACTCCGGCGCACTGCCGGCCTCATCCACACCGATCGGAATGCTGCCGTTCTTCACCTCACGCAGCCAGGTGAGCGCCTCACGGTAACGATCGCGTACCTGGTCGGTGACCTGCTGGTCGCACAGGTAATAAAAGGCAATGGCGCAACAGTGCTGTACCAGTACCTGCGGCACAACGGCCAGCGGCAGGTCATAACGCGCAGCCAGATAGCTGTCAGCCAGCGCGCCGGCATCGCTCAGCGCCTGCGTCAGCTTTTTCTCGTTGAGGTCGTCCGTTCCCGGCAGACTCAACAAATCATCAAGATTGTCGTATCTGTCCCGCATATCCTGCGCGCTGGCGTACATCATTTCTGGCGCTCCTGGCGCGCCGTCCATGCGGCATCCACCTGCGCTTTGGTGACGGGCTGGCCCAGTTCGTCACTGACAGCCTTCACGCCCGGTACGCCTGACTTCGTAAAATCCTGCGGGCTGGCACGGGCAATCAGTACATCGATAGCGGCGTTGATTTCCGCCGTGGTTACATCACCACCCGTATTGACCGCGTTCCCCACGTTTTGCACGTCAGCCGTACCGGATGGCGAGGCTGACGCCTGAACCGACACCACAATGAGGCATGGGTCAGCCTGTAAGACATCAAGCATGTCCTGCGGAACATTCTCCAGCGTCTGTTTACCGCGCATAAAGCTAATCCCGGCACGGATGTAACGCTCGCGCGGACAGCGAACCTCCACGGTAAAAACGTCCGGCTGAGCAGTCTGACTACCCCCGCCAGCGCCTGCGCTATCCGTAACAGGGCCTGGTGAAATATTGCTGTCAGCGGTAAGCGTGTTTTCCTGTTCTGACATGGCACTTTTATCCCCTTTGAAAACGGTTTAAAGGCGGGATAAACCCGCCGTGAAACGGGTTATACTGTGGCAGCCGTCGCAGCCGGCATCCACTGAGCCACGACCAGCGAGACTTTACCCTTGAGTTCGTTGGTGGTGGTGGCACCCTCATCAACGGTCAGCTCACGCTCAAGGAGTTTGGTGGCGGTCTTTTCAAGAGACGGCGGCACCACCAGAACGGACGGACGCAGACCCAGAGGACGACCACCGTCAGCCTTGCGATCGGTAATGGCCTGCCAGGCTTCCCAGAACATGTCGCTGTTAAGCGGGGCCTTCATCATCTGCGCCATCTGCCAGAAGCCGTAACCCACGTTGGAACGCAGGGAGGCACCGAACACAATCTGGTTATCGGTGAAGGTCACGCCTGTTTTCGGGTCGGCCTGCATCACCAGCTCAGGATTGCGGCGGTTCTGGTAGATAATCGGTTTGATGACGCGGGTGCAGTCCATCAGATACCAGCCCGGCCCGGTGTAGTCCGTGGTGGCACCTACTGCGCCAACTTTCGCGGTAAACAGGTTCGACGTCGGCACCATTTTCCCTGTGCCATCCACCTTCTCGTAGACCGGGTGCTCGGCGTCAAAGAAGTTCTGTCCGTCATAACAGGCGGTTTTGTCGGCGTTTGCCAGCGCCTGGAAAACCAGCTCATCCGGGAAGCAGCCCGCCGCGCGGCCCATTTCCTGGAAGATGGGGGAATAGATACCGAGAATGTCGTCGTCGAAATCGTCACGGGAAATAGCGACCGTATCTTCCCAGGTCTTGTTAGTGATCGAATACCCGTGCGCGGCCATCTGCTGCATGACACGCGTCCCGATCCACTCCCGGAAGTGCGGGAACTGGCCCAGCCAGCCGAAGGTATTGGAACGGGTATTGGATGTGACGGTCATCGCAATCTGTTTGTACTGCGAGGCCGCCATCCCCAGACCGTTCTGAAAGTCAGATTTATACCCCGTAAACAGGGCTTCAATCATGGCGGGGGTGGTTGGTGTACTCATTGATTAACCCCTTTAGCTTTAAGGAACTCTTCCTCGGTCTTGCCGAGCATTTTCATTACCTGAAGGTCTTCTGCCGACAGGGCAGCGGATGCGGTTTCTTTTTTCGGTGCCGGTAGCGTGTCGGTCTGTTTTGTGGTCAGGGCAACAATCGGCTGACGGGCTTCCAGTTGCGCGGACAGCGCGGCAACGCCAATCTGTTTACCCAGCCCTTCCAGATAGCTGCGCTCGGATTTGAACACGCGACCTTCGTCCTCCGCCTTGTCCAGCACCTGTTCAAGCGTGGTAGTACCGTGTTGTGCCGACAGGGCGGCGTATTCAGTGCGCAGGGCGTTGTAGGTCTCAACCGGTACGTACTGTGTCAGGTCAACACCGCCTGCAGTGGCAGGTTTTGGCTTCTTCGCGGTATCCAGTTCAGCCGACAGCGTGGCGACCTGCGTTGTCAGTTCGTCGTGTTTGCCGGCTTTCGCCTGAATATCCGTCAGCGCTGACAGGGCCGCCGTACCGAGTTCCGGCGTCAGTTCACCGTCATCAGGCACAGTCAGGCCGAGCGCCGCCAGTAACTGGCGTAATTGCTCATTCATGGGGGTTAACTCCGTAGAGGGGGTGGTTACATAGAGGTCGTCAGCGCTGAGGGCCGCGACGGACTTCATACCGGTAATAGCCGGATCGTTTGTCAGGGACGCAATACGAATGGAGGCCGGTTCGCCGTTATCAACGTAATACTCCAGCTTCGCCGAGAGATAGGCGTACTCCAGATCGTCGATATGCTTCTGCGCCTGCGGCGTCCAGGTGGGCTTAATAAAAATCCCCTGGCCTTCGCGCCACTGCACGTCGTCAGCTTTGACCCAGCCGGCCGCCACGGCCTTAATGCCTTTCTCCTGGGCGATTTCGGAGTGGTGATCGTAATCAATCAGTAAAGGCTGTTTAAGGGCGGCAAGATTGGCCCTGATACGGTCGCAGGACTTTTTGTTGATAAGCCAGCCCGCAGCGGGCTTTTCCGGCCTGCCGTCGCGTGCTCTGACCCGACCGGCCGGCAGCAACTGGCACCATCCATCATCGGATGATGCCAGTGAAGCCGAGAGAGCCGCGGTCTCTGTACGGCGCGGAGCGCCTGTCGCTTTTGAGGTATTCGTCGTCATGACCGCCAGCTTAGGGCGGTCAGGTAAGGGGGTGGGTCTGCGGTAAATCAGTAAAAAACAGGACAGGGAAACTGGATCGCAGGGATGATCCATTTTCAAACCGTTTCAAAACAGTTTCAAAAATCGCTGTGCGCGTTTTAAATGCGTCAGGAGTGGCAGAACACCACCAGAACCTTACGACGCGTCCACGGCTTTCTCAAAGCGTTTTTTGATGAGGTCAAGGATCTCCTTCTCGGCAACCTTATCAAACCCCATGTACGGGCGTGCAGGAATGGCCGCTGGTCCCGGTCGCATATCAGGCGTTCCACCCCACTGGTGAATCGCCGCGTAAGGTTCATTAGAGCCAATCATCGCATACGTGTCGCCGTAGTCGGTGGTCATTTCGCCGGAGAGCTTACCGTTCAGCGTCAGGATCTTACCCGGTACATAACCGTGTTTTGTACGCCAGGCCCGCCACGGCTCTGACCACTCATGCCATTTATCACCGTCAGGTTCTTTTTGTTGCTCAAAGGCCATTTCAGACGACGACAGCAGACTGGCCGCCACGGAACGGGTCAGCCCCTTGCCATCATCACCCATCGCCTGCAGTTCCAGAAACACGCGCTGCAGGCGCTTAACATCAATAACTACGGCCGCATCAAGCTGTGACATGTTGCCCTCTCAGTATAAAGGCGATAAAATAACCAAAGGTCGGTGTACTCTTAACTGGTAAAGCGGCATAAACCCTCCGGGGTCACATGTTTATGCGGGTTCGACCCCCGTCACCGGCCTATTTAACTTCACCCTCTATCAACTCCAGCTTTCCGCCCTCTATAGCTTTCTCAATATCGAACTTATTTACCCGATAGGCGTTAATCACCACATCCAGGCTGTCCGGCTGACGCTTAATACCATAAGGGGCATTGACCACAATCTTTGCCAGACCGTCTTTTGTCGTCACGATATACATCAGGTTATGGTGTACTTTATCCCACAGTACCGCCTCCGCACGGGCCAGTAGCGAGGGGAGCAACGCAAGATCGTCAGCCGTTAGCGCCACTCCGGTATCATGATGCTTGTCGCTGTCCGCGTGCAGCACGTTCTTACCACTCATTGCCAGCAGACGCGCAGGAGGCTCACCGGTACGTTGCTCAACCGCATTTGCAACGGATTCAGACATAAAGCCCAGCGTGCGGATATCGTTACCCCCGCGCCGGCTTTCCATGATGTTTTTCGCCCAGATACGAAACGCCAGTTGCCGCTCCGGGCTATTATTCATTTCCTGAACAATCATTTCCCGCAGTGCCGGGCTTTTGACTTCAATCAGCTTACGGATAAGTGTCTGATCAAGACCGAACGCCGCCGAACCGGGGTTATACGACCAGCCGACGTCCGGCGTCATGACGCGGGCACCGTCGGCAAAGGTGGTAACGTCCATATCGATAATTTCGCCGGTGGCCTTGTCCACCGCCGCCTGCACCTTCTTCGTGGTGAGGTATTTATCGCCCTGCGTGGCTTTCAGGCCCAGCGCATCCATACGCGCCTGTGACAATGCCCTGACGCGACAGCGGCAGTTCCAGCCGTTCGGCGGGTAGTGGGTTTTCCAGAAGGGATCATCATAGCGGAACACCAGACCGTTAAGCGCGGCGTGAGAGGGTCGCGTGCGGCTGTCCATCACCGCCACATACTGCCAGAACGGGTGCGTGTCGGTACTGTTCATCAGTTGCGCATAGCGCCCGACGTTATACGCCACGCGGGTATTGACGTTATATATCAGCGCCAGACGGCGGGGGCTGCCAAGCTGTACGGTTTCGGCGTTGCCGGCACTGTCCACCACTATTTGCTTACCCCACCATCCGAGTTTTTTCAGGCGGGGTGCGAGGGTGTCGATAAACTCCTGTTTGCTGACACCCTGCGCAAGGGCGCGCTCAACCTCATCCTGAATGGTGGTCAGCACATCCATACGCGCCGCTTTTGCCACCGTAAACGAGCGGGCGTGAACATCCACGGCCGTATCGTACCAGTTCCAGCCGATGTGCTGCCCTTTAGCCCGGAAATACGCGATCGCCTCTTTGGGCTCAAGGGTGGCGGCGTAACCCAAATCAATGCTCAAGGTCGTCCACCATACCCTTGACTTCCGCCGCAAACATCGCGTCTGTCAGTAACGTCATCAGCTTTTTATCGTCCATCTGCTGGTACAGTGCCGGCAGGTCAGACAGGGCTTCCGCCAGTCCCTTCGTTTTAATCGCGTTGATAACTGGCGCAAGCACCGGATCAATCGCCGCCTGGAGAACGCCGGCGGGTACGGAGTCGCCCAGGTCGTCGAGTTCATCACGCGGGCCGGTTGTGACCGGCGCGGGTAGCTGCGACGAAAGTGCCGCCTGTTTTTCCTGACGCTCCGGCCGTTCCGGCGGTGGCAGGGTCATTTCAGGACTGGCGATGGTAAATACCGGCTCGTCCCCGACCGGTTCAGGAATGCCGGTCTGGTCACGAATCCACGCCAGCGGCACCGGCATCCCGGCGCCGAGCTGCACGACGGCCGCGGTGATTTTGGTGATATCACCCGGCTCTTTGGTCTGGAAGGTCAGACGCGGCAGGCGACGAATATCTACCGCGTGGGTGGTATTGAGCGCATACAGCGGATAGACCAGATCGCGGGTTAACGTGGTGGTTAACTGGCGCAGGTCAGCGTCGCGGATCTCTTTACGTACCTCGTCATGCACCTCACCCAGGCTGCGTGCACCTTTATCGCCGGCGTCGGTGGTCAGCGTACCACCCAGAATGGCTTTAGAGATGGAGCGTTCACCCCACTGCATCATCGCCAGGAACGGGTCGGCCTGACCGCTGGCCGCTGCCTCAAACTCCAGGCTCATCCCGGTCGGGATGATACCGCCGGTACGCCGCCCGATTTCCATCACCGCCCGCATCAGGGCGGCTTTCTGGCCCGGCGTGGCCCCGGCCGGGTATTTCCCGACCTTCATCGGCAGGCCGTACACTTCCAGAAACTCCGCCAGGTCACGCACGGAATAGTTTTTGAAGATAAACGGCCAGATAAGGGTACGTACCAGCCCCTGTGTGCCGGCGTAACCGGTACGCGATCGCGCCTGATGAACAATCCAGCCGAACGGCTGGAACGGGACGCCTTCAGCGCTGCCGTCACGCAGCCGCAGCTCGCTGAAATCCTGCGGATTGAGGCAGAAGTGCGCCGCGTCACGCCAGATAACCTTATTGATTACAAACGCGCGGCCAATGCGGCCCCATTCGATCTCCTGGCAACTGTACCCCTTGAGAATGGCATCGGTCGCATCAAACAGCATGGCGTCGAACCAGTCTGCGCCATGAAGGTACTCGTCGAGCATCTCCGCGTCTTTCTTTTCCTGCGCGGTGGCGTTCGACGGCGGCACAACGCTCCAGGGGACGCTCTGTATCGCCAGACGGCGCTTGCTGAGTTCGGCGAACAGGTGGGTGTCTTTCTCCTCGATGTCGGCCGCAAGGTCGGACTGCGCCATCAGGTCGCCCTGTTCGGCAGCGCGAAGGCATTGTGCCGCCCGGTTCGGGGTGATGCCCGATGCCGGATGTTCAATAAAGCGGTTCGCTATCTGCGGGATATCCAGTACCGCGGTCTGCATCTCTGGATCAAAGTCGAACGGCTGCCCGTCCAGATTGACTATTTTTCCCATTACCAGCACCCCTGCTCAAATTCGTGATACGCGCTGTCGGCGTCTTCTTCCTCCGGCGTCATAAAGAACCGCCCTCTGTCTTCGGCGTCTTCCATCGTGCGTCCGCGCTCCGGCATCGCCAGGCACGCCTCGTCATCGAGCACGAAGCCATCCATATAAGCCGCCCGGTTCGCCATACACAGCGCCACCGCAAAGTCACCGTGACGACGGCTGCCGGCAGCGGTGGCGTTCTCGTCTTTGGTGCGCCCCTTATCAATCTGTGGAGTACCGGCCACCACCTTGATATGACGCAGGTCGTCGAGCGTGGTCTGGTGGCGGGCAACAAAGATATTCTGGTCTTCAAACTCCGCTTTCAGCTTCGGCATCCACTCGCCGTACCACTTCGCCGACAACATCACACTGTCAACCAGTTCAGGGCCGAACCGCTCAAGCGCCGCCTCAGCCAGATAACCGCCGTTACCGGTGGCATCAAACGCCGCCCCGATAAGCCGGGTGATACGCTCCAAGATGTAGAGCATGATTTGCTTTTGCTGCTCGTAGGGCATGTTGCGCAGTTCGACGCGAAACGCCTCGCGCTTCTGCAGGTCTTCGGTGATTTCAAGTAAGGTAAAGCAGGTCAGATCGCCGCGACGGGCAAAGTCCTCACCGAAGCTGTAACGCGAGCGCTCATTAAGGGCGGTTAAAAGCGGTTTTAAATGCTCTTCACACCAGGCGTAAATCTCAGACTCGCGCAGCCAGGCCGCACGACTGAGAAAATCTTCCGGCGCCTCAAAGGTCAGAATGGGAATACCGCGTACCATCGCCAGTTCAATAAGCGCATGGGGAATATAGGCACCGCCGGACTTTTTCGGGATACAGCCGTATTCCTCGTCAGCGTCCTCGCGGGTCGGGGCGTCGCGATACAGACTTTCACGCCAGGCAATCTGAGCCTCCGGCGACCAGATCTGATCCGTCACGTAACAGATGCGCTTATAAAGCCCGTCAGCAATAGCATCATCAATCGAGATGGTATGCAGGGAGTAGTCCTTGCGCCCGGCAAGAACCTCCTGAATCAGTTCATTAAAGTAGTTATCGACGCCGTTATGTGTGGAGATAATACGGACACGGCACCCCCACATACGCATTGCCAGAGCAGCCTTGAGTAACTCGCGTAACCCCTCATGGAATGCAGCTTCATCGATAACCACATCACCCTGCAGGCCGCGCAGGTTGGACGGGCGGGAAGACAGCGCCTGGATCTTAAAACCACTACGAGGGAAGCGCACCATATAGGTAAGGATTTCTTCTTTCTTTTCGCTGTCCCAGAAGGTCTGTTCGTAAACGTCGGCTTTTGCCAGACGGTTAAACGCGCGGGCAAACAACGCCACCGCCGCAATATACTCCAGCGCCATCTCCTGCTTGGAGCCGACGTAAAAAGTATTACGACCATGCCGCTTTTTGGGTTTAGCGGCATTAATGACGTTACGCCCGGCTTCTGCCCAGGTAATGCCAGTCCGGCGGCTTTTCTGACCGATAACCACGCCGCTTTCATCCAGGAACCACTTCTGCTGATACCCCAGAAAAACTGGCTCCTGCTCCGGTTTTGCATCACTGATATCGGTGGTGATGTCCACACCGAGTTTTTCAGCTTCTTCTTTCAGGTCAATCAGTCGGGGTTCGCCAACTGCAGTGAGCGTGGGTTCTTTTTTTCTGGCCATTACGCTTTACCCAGAAGAATGCGGCGAATACTGGCTTCCAGTTCTTCACTCATCCCGTCCGTGCCGCGTAGTTCGTCGGTGACGGCGCTCGCCATCTCTTCGGCAAAGGCGGCCCGGATTTCTTTTTCGCGTTTCATACTGCGCTCGGCGGCACTCTCCAGACGCTGAACGGCCAGCATGATATTTTTGAGCAGGCCAATATCGATCTCGCCGTCATCTTCCAGGTCACGACGGGCGGCGCGGAGTTTGCGAAACAGCAGGGAGCGGGTCATTTCGAGAATGAGCGTGGTGGTATCGCCGGTGGGCTTATCGCCGAGTTCTGCCACCATCGCTTTTGTCTGCTCACGCAGATCGCGAAGGTCGCGCGCCACTTCTTCGTTTTCTGATGCCAGACGCCACACAGCCCCACGGCTGAGTTTCATTTCATCAGGAAGCCCGGCCTCTTCGATAAGGCGGTTGATCTCTTCCCGAACCTGTACCTGCGTGAAACGTTTCTCGCGAAGCATCTCAAGCAGGGGTTTACGGATACTGTCAGGCAGAAGATCGGCTTTTTTCACGCGGCCACGGGTCGGCTTATCCATGACTTAATCCCTCGCACGCGGCTTCTTCACACCCGGCGCAGTGCTACGCCCCTCGGCCACGTCCTGACCCCGTCCGGTCAGTTCGGCGATGTAATAGCCGTTAACCAGGGTACGCAGACGGACCAGACCTTGCTCGGCAAGCCAGGCCATATGGGTATGTACGGTGTCGCGGGATACTTTATGTCCGTAGTCGTCCAGACAGTCCTGAAGGACGGATTCACCGAGTTCGCCGCTGTAGTCGGCAAGCGAACGCAGGATCACAAGACGCTGGTCTTCGGTAATAAAATTGCTCATTGCGGATTCTTCCTTACAGCCTGTTCCAGCAATAATTCATTTTGATGGGAGACCGCTTTCAGGGTGGCAGCCGTCTCTTTAAGGTCGCCGCGCAGGGTCGCAATCTCGACATGCAGCCGGCTGACCTCGTCCTGTGTTGGCAGGTTGGCAATCCGGGTTTCCACCCGTTCAACCCGATCATGCAGCTTTTCGAATGCCTCGCGCGGTACAAATGTCCGGCGCATCAGCGCCATAAAGATGCCGCCGGCCGTCGCCGTGGCCGACAAAATCGGAACAAGGTAATCCTTAACGACACTGAGCCACACGCCGGGCCTCCCGTAATGCCTGGCAGTCCACGCAACACACCGCGTCAGGTATGGCAACCAGACGTTCGGGCGGTATCACGCAACCGCAGTCCTCGCAGTTCCTGACAGCCGTTACCGGTACGGGGCGATGTACCCGGTACTGATGCTCCGCCAGACTGCGCTCTGTAAACTGCGCCTCCAGTTCAGAAGCGCGATCGATGTTATCCATGCGCTTTGGTGTCTGACGTTGCCAGGAAAACCGCCGATTCAAACCTGTCGCGTGGAATGTCGTACCCGATGGCGGCCAGAATTCCGCGCAGCACCTCAAAATCCAGGCTCCCCGTCAACGCCGGCTCATGCTCAGCCGTGACACGGGAGTTATCTGCTGCCATCAGGGACTGCACCTGATTGTCCGTTGTCGCAGGTGCTGTCGATGCGGGCGCAATACCCGCGCTTTGCGTTTGGGTGGGTTCAGTCATGGTCTTTTCCTCTTCATTTTCGCCGGTGAGACGACTTATCAGCCGTTCCGGCCATGTCAGTAAATTCATGTTGTCGTTGTTCCTCAGCGCGGCGGATATTCGCCTTGTCCACGTTGCAGTTTTTAATCACTGCCAGCAGTTGCAGGTTGTAGTCCACTGATGCGCCAAAGGTGAACGGCTCCGGCAGCGGCGGCACAATACAGTCAGCCGTCCATTCAGCGGGGAGCGGCACCGGCGGCACCTGTACGTATTTCACTGACGGCGGCGCGCACGCGGTCAGCAGCAGCGGCAGGCACAGCAACACGGGCCGCAGGCTCTGCGGCAAGCGCCGGGCGAATCTCCGCCCTGACCGTTTCGCTTTGCTGCGTATTGCGTTGCTTTTCATCGGTGGCTGCCTTACTGAGCGTGTTAAAAAACTGCATGGTGCTTTGCTGGTTATTCAGAATGCGCCGGGCCTCGTCGCGCTGTTGTGTGAGGGTGGTGTTATCAGCCTGCAGGCGCTCTACCTGCTGTCGTTCAGCCCACACCCCGACAGCAAGACAAATCACCACAGCCACCACCGCCACAACCGGCAGTTCATCCTTCAGGCCAGCCATAACACACCCCGCAACAGCAGAACGGCGCACAGCACCGAAATCATCACCGGCCGCCAGTAGTGCATTACGGCTGCGGTAAGTCGTAACGGCATAACCACTCGTCCGCAGAACGTCGCGCCTCCAGTCCCGGCAGCTTCTGACCTTTGGAGTAAATCCACCGGATGTACTGCCCACAAGCGGCTGGCATCTTTCCTTCATTAATCAGGCGCAGCAGCGTGGAGTTACGGAAGTTGGTTTCACCTGCCCAGAACACCCAGGAGGCCAGCGCCACCGTCTGGCCCTGCGTGAGCGGTACTTTGACGTAACGTTTGATGGCGTCGAACGCCCAGCCCATGTCATGTTTCAGCAATACCAGACATTCGGCATCAGTTTTCACCATGCCGGGCTTTACGTCCGGGCCGGTGTGCCCGTAACAGATGGTTGGCGTGCCGGTTGGGTCGATGTAGGTCGTATTTGATTTACCTTCCCAGTACGCGGTGTACGAGGTGGCAATCCCGACCGTACCGGCACCGGCCAGCACAAGGGCAATCAGTTTTTTACGTAACGCCGGGGGGAGTTTTGGCACAGGTTTCTCCGTCAGCAACGAACCTGTACCGAGATTAACAATGAAGGAAGGGAGTTAAGGATTGCGGTAGCTTAGAAAAGAAAAACCGGCATATGCCGGTCAGTGGTGGCTGGCGTCAAACATATCGGGCTGAACACGCCGGCGGTAGCGTTTCTGCTGCTCGCGAATAACGGCGTAAATCTGGGTTTCAGACATATGATATTCGCGGCGCAGCTTCTCAATGCGCTCCCTGTTCGACCAGCGGGAGTAAATTTCATGATTACGCAGCTCGGCAAAGAGAGATTCCCCCATCGGCAGGTAATAGGCCCGGCCACCCATATAGCCGGCCTGCGCCGCGATAGCTTTACGGGCAAGGCGGCCAGCCTCCGCTGGCTCAAGCCCCTGACGACGTAACTCAGCGCTGACCACCTCAACGAGTGCAAACAGCATTTTAGGCCAGCTTTTTTTGAGTTCATCTTCCGGAATGTGATCAAGATGGTCAATCAGCGCATTTAAGCGCTCATCGTCTTCAAACATTCCCATCTGTACCTCAGCCATAACGCACCTCAGGCAAGCCTGTAAACTGTGATGCCTTAATATAAAGGAAAAATCCCGCACTGTGTGGCGGTTTTCCGAAATGTGACTCAACTCTGTGTAAAGGAAGCACAGCTCACCATAGAGTTATTAATCAGGATGATAAATCACCGATAAAACGAGGTATATAACCAGTGAATATTAAGTTGATAACAGGACTTGTTGTACTTGGAGTAAGTTTCTGTGTTGCAGCGGAACAAGATATTCAGGCTTTAATAAAGCAAAAACTAAAGGAAGGTGGTGGTGTCTGGGCGGAAGAAGAGCATATTACTAAAGATCCTGCATCAGGATTCTGGAAGTGTCACGGCATGAGACTTCATATGGATGTTGATTTAGGCGGTTGGCAAGATTTGGATTCAGGTGAGCACTTCATGCAATCGGAGAAACCTGAACCAGTAGACGATAACGATAAAGATATAAAAGTGAAAGGTACAACTTACACATATCAGTCAATGGATAGAGAAGGTATATTAAAATTTTTTATTGTCGATAAATCGGGGAAAAACCTTTATCTCCATGACGATGTGAAATTTTTTAAGCTATACCGCTGTAAGCGGGATGAATAAAAGAAAATCCCGCGCTGTGGCGGGATTTGGGTTAACGGCGGGCGGCGATGTGTGATTTGAAACGCTGGCAGGTCTGGTCATAGCTGATTTTTTCGCGCTCCGACAAACCAAGAGTGCGAAGCATTTCGCGCCGGTGCCAGCGTTTGAGACGTTCCAGCATATCAGACGCCAGCGCCGGCTCTTTTTCCAGCCACTGATAGTTTGCCACGCCTTCGCCGCCGTTCTGCGGGGCTGTCTGCTTTCTGACCCAGCCATTAAGCGCCGCTTCGCTGTCACTGGAAAGAAAACCCTGAGCATACATGAGACGCCATATCGCGCGGATTTTAGCGGTCACCGTAGCAGGTTTTAAAGCCCTGTTTTGCGGCTTTGAACGTACTTTGAAACCGCGTTTTTTGAACGTTTCCAGCACTCTGGACAACTCTGCCAGCGTCATATCGCGGCAACTGGTTTTGCCAACCGCAACACGAAGGGCATCACGGTAAGTGTCAGCATCCAGATGTAAATCCTTTTTAGCTATATGGATTAACGTAATGAGGGATGCGCGATCCATAAATACCTCACCGCTTACTCCTTATAAATGTCAGTGCCTGCCGGGCCTGTATGGGTGCCAGATTCATTTCTCGGATACATTCAGCATCATAAAAACTTGCCCCAACGTTAGTTTTATTCATAACGAGTTCATGCATTTTCAACATACGCTCAAGAGCAAGACATAATACGGTTACTGGCGATTCAGGCTGCGGAAGTAACTGGTGTATAGCTTCGATATTATCGTTGTATTTCATGCGCTCCTCTGGCGTCATGGCGTCCAGTTCTGCGTAATACTCGGCACGTCGCTGTAACGCCTTAAGCATGGTGTTTGTTTTTACCCCTTTACCAAACCGCATTCCCGGCTCCAGCAGAACGGGACATGGTAAGGTTTCAGGATACATCATCGTCATGATCCACCTCCGTTAACTCCGGTAAAGCAGCAATCCATGCCCAGTGAGTTACCTGTCCGTCTTCATCTTCAATACAGGCCCCGGTCTCTTCATCCACGAAAAGACCCTCATAACCCATATGACCGATTCTCAGTTCCTGGCGATAGCCGTACTGCACAACCAGCACTACCGCCTCCATATCCGGCGGAAAGCAGTCATTGAGCGAATGCCAGGGATGGCCGCGCAAATCACCAAAATAGACACCAACCAGCTTTCCACCACAGGCAGGCATACCAGCAGCACAGATAAGCGGCTCTTCGGATTCAACAAATAATGTCGTTATCATGGTAATAACTCCCGCAAAATGGCATCTTCGGCAGTACGACGACACCAGTAGACATTGCGGGCCCTCGCACCTGATATCCCGAACTTCTCACCAATCTCACGAAACGTCAGACGCCGTGAGCGTGTATCATCACGCAACGCACGGATAAGCTTCACATCGCTGTCGGGGAGACGGGTACGGGGAAGCAAATCACCACATTTAACCAGGCTGGCACCAATAAGATTAGCCCTGTATCTGATACTGTCCGCGCAACGACCAAGGCAGTCTGCCATCTGCTGGCAGGTCATAGTTCTGGCGTGCTGGCGAATGAAAGTATCTTCCTGGGGCGAGAATGGTGCAGCTTTGTAGGCAAGGCGTTCAGGATAGCGCTGACGCAACAGACTGGCCCGCACGTACACGGCGTATCGCGTCCGGTTCAGCCGGGTGGCTATATCATCTATAGTCAGTGTTGCGTACAGGCTCATCAACAGTTCATCTTCTGTCGGCGTCCAGGCTTTCACATGCGTCGGACATTTTCCCGGCTTACTCATGGGTGACAGCATCATACGGATACCTCCGCCTGTTTCCGGGCTGCCTGAAATTCATCAGACAGAATCTCGACCATGCGATCATGAGAGGGTTTCATGCCCGCACTGACGTAAATCACATCGCCAACACGGAACCATTGCAGCGGCCCAAACAGTGTTACACCAAAATCCAGCCCCAGCGCCGGTAACAGGGCATCAGTACGGGCATATGTCACTGGCCGCAGGTTATGCCACAGTTCAGCAAGCTCCTTTGCCTGCGGGCGCAGGTGCGCAGGTATGCGAGAACGTCTCGGCTCACAGCTCCAGCCAGTGGTAGCTCGCTGCACCGTCCACAGTTCGCGGGCAAACGGGCGCAGATTGTCAGGGAAACACATGCCGTGAAAACGACAGCCGGCCACATCAACCCTGAACAGCGCGCGACCACCACAGCCCAAAGCGGCTTCAAGTTCTTTGGCTTCTGCCCGCACCTTCTGGCAGTCGAGTTGATATTGATCCCACGCGGCCAGCGCAGCAGGATTTGAGGTTTTAAAGAACATCAGACCACCTCCATAGAGACAGAAAGGTGCTCAGGCTTCGGAGAACAGTCAATCACCAGGTAGCGCAGCACATGGCTGGTGACATTCCAGCCGGTACTGCCGTCAATAAACTTACCCAGGCGTATATCGATATATCCGAGGGTAAACCGGGGCGCGCCTTCGCTCTGTATGTCCTCGTCCAGCTCCATCACCACATACACGGACTCACAGGTCAGTACACCTATCGCAAAATCACTGACCAGCGCCGGAATAACATGTCCTTCAATCCAGGGAACTGATTTACGGAACGCACACCATTTCACCGGTGCATCACTGACATGCGCATATCGTTTACAGGGCTTCGCCGGGCGAGGTCTGGGAATGTCATAAAAGCCGTTACACTCCGTCAACACACCAGCCTCCAGCGCGTCACGCAGAAAGTAGACCATCGACGAGGGTGGCATTTGCATTTTCTCCGCCAGAATGGCGCAGGTCAGCCTGCCGTGAGCCTGCAAAAGCGCCTTAACACCCTCCAGAACCTTTTTATCGATCATCGGTTATTCCTCCGTAATGGCGATGAATTCGGAGTGTTTAATTTCAATAAGCGCCGGACTCATATCACCAGGCAGGGGCTTTTTTCCGTTCTCACCGACCGGAATACGGACTACCAGCGCCTTCTTCTCAGGGAAAAAACCGGCAGCAGACCAGGTGGTAAATTGCTGTCCGTGGTTAACGTAGAATGCCTCTGTATAGCAGCCCAGCGTTCCTGTAACCCAGGCGCTAAACAGCGGTAACGCCTGTAATTTCTTGTTTATCTCTTCCAGGCGGGTCGCCAGTTGCTTTCCTTCGCTGTAGCGGCGGTCTGGCCTTACCTCAAATAACGCCTGACCATCGTCATCAAATTCTTTTCTGGAAACACGCTTATTTCTGCCGCAGTCCACATCCCCGCGCACCAGGAGCGCACTGATATACTCAGTACCAAAATGTTGATGTGACAAATACCCCGCCGCATTACACGCACTCAGAAAATCACGGATAGCCTGTCTGCGGGGTTTTCCGATTTTCTCCTGATATTCCTTATGATATTTAACCGAGTCCGCTTCATTTAATTTAAAATAACGCTGTTGCATTGCCATGCAATACCTCTTTCCTTTTTTCAGGCGTAAGCAGTCCCCTGACGCGAACGCCATAATTAAAAAGTGTTTCGGATTTAAATTAATTACAGTTTGGCGATATCCAGCGAAAGCTGTTTATATTCCTTACCGTTTTCACGCTGATAAAAGCGCAGATAGGTACTGCTGCCGTTAACCTTGATGGAGTCAACAACAGCCCGCATCGCCTCCTGCCACTCTTCATCATCAATATCCAGATCGCGAAGACTGAGTACTTCATTAATATCAATCATGCCCTGTTTATTAGCCCGGAACGAGCGATTAACGATAGCAATAATGTTTTCATTAGCACCGTTCGACCATTTAGCGATACAGGCGTCAATCATCTCTTTCGCCGCCTGAATACGTTCATCAAACACACGGTGCTCACCCGTTGCCCGTACCACACGGCGGGAGCCGTCGAAGCTGGGGAGCGTGACATTACCCTTAGTACCGCCATACGTTACGCCGTACTCAGACGCCGACAGGTCAACAAAATCACCGATACGTTGCATGGAACGTAATTTAAACTCGGCCATTTTGCGACGCAGCTCGCGCGCCTCTTCGTAAAGCTCATTAACCAGCTCATCACGTAACAGGTCGATGGGCTTGATTTTATCCACCGGCACCAGATGCCCCATCGCATTACAGCGATACCCGTCAGGGATTTTTTGAACCGTAACTGAATTATCTCTTTGAGCCTGCATAATTAACCTCAGTGAATATTGTCAGATGTTTCTGTAATTCCTTCGCTGCGCGTATTTATTTCAAAACCAAATTTTTCACCCCTGAGTTTTACCTCGTCGGTCAGAAAGCGAATAATACCGGGCGCGTTACGTTTAAGAATAAGCGCGTAAGCGTGCTGAGGGCCGGGTTGACACTCCTTATTCAGCCCCTTACTTTCCACTCTGGCTGTCACCATATCCAGAACTTCTACCACCCCCTGAACCTCTTTTCTTTCACGGTTTACCAGTTCGAACGTGAAAATAACCTGTACTTTGTTGCTCATTTAAATTTCCTTTTGTTGGGATGTTTTAATCGCTCTTGAATTACGCGAGAAAACCTTTCCAGCGCCTCGCGCGCTTCATTCTGATCGGCAGCTTCGGGAATACCCGGAACCAGCAGATCGCCGTTATATGCGAGACGGGCCAGCACCTCGACCTCATCACGCACATCCTTTTCCTTACCGGTAATAATCGGAAGAGCACCTTCCGGCAGGGTATGACCAAACTCAATCAACCCCGACGCCCAACAGTACGCCGTGATAGTGGGTTTCATACACCACCCTCCCAGTACACAGTACAACCGCCCACGCGAGCTGCACGAACACAGCGACGCACACCTTTATTGCAGACAGTAATTTCAACTTCGCCCGGCATCTGACATTTCGGCGGAGTGGTACGCAGCGCGTAACGTTGTGAGTAGCGCTTGCTGCGCTCCAGCACAGCACCTGACATTTCCATCAGGCGGCGGGCTGCATTGAGTGAATCAAACAGATTAGCCATAAGCGTTACCTCCATAATTTATTTTTACCAGCAAGACTGACCGAGCCAATAACCCGGCTGATGTGTTCGAGCGTATCGAGAGCACCCTCTCTGTCCAGACCAACAGGTATGAATAAGGTGATATCTGCCGTAAATATCGGGAATATTAATTGCTGTCATAATTACACCTGTGCAAGTAATTCAGGGTTGGAATAAACCTCTTTAAAAGCGGTTTTAATGTGCTTTTCAGTCAGTCGGGAACCTTCGCCATTGGCCGCTATCCATGCCTGGTTTAATGTGTGCGTCAGAACACGTAACGCACCGGGCTTTTCAGCAATAGCCTGCATAACCGCCAGCTCATTCTCACCGGTAACTCCCCAGGCATTAGCAAGGGCTATCACGTCCGCTTTTTTGGCCTTTCTGAGCTGTTTAGCGCGGGCTATACGACTGAACAGGCGGGCAAGGTCACCATGTCGGGAGGCACGGGAAAGCCCCTGCGGGTTGCCAATCAGTACCATACCGACCCCACTGGCGTCCTGAATGGCCCGAAGTTGTTCCAGACCTTCAACACCTAAGTGATCGGCTTCATCGACAATCAGCAACCCCTGAACGCCTGTCAGCCTGCGCCGAATGGCGCGGGACAAATCACCTTTATTTCTGCTGATATCTTTCAGCCCAAGCGCGTCTGCCAGCTCCAGCAGGCACTCGGTTACGCTGGAGTGCGCTGGCGACAGGGTGATCATCCAGGTATTGGGATTAGAACAGTAATCCCGCGCAGTAATAGTCTTGCCAACACCAGGCGCCCCCACAATCACGTTAATACACCCCATCACGCGAACCGACTGAAACAGGTCGCGCAGCTCTTTAACCGTCTGCGTCACCACAAACTGAGGCCGTTCCGGCAGGGTGTTACGGCGCTGCCAGCTTCCGTACCAGGCAATCAACGATTCCGATACAGCAGCGTTATCCCCTTTGTATTTCCCTTTGCGAAAAGCGGAAATAGTCGCATCAGAAAGACCGGTCTCTTTGGCAACAACCATCTGAGTTAACTGACCACTACTTATTAATGCATTAATGGTGTTGATTACTTCGTTAATATCAGTCATATTTACCTCGCCTGATAGTCAATTTGATTTTTCGCTAAATAACCTGAGTGTCCGCTCGGGTTATTTTTTTTATTTATTCCAGTGGGTCCTTTTCCTGACTGGCTGCAAGTAATTGCACGCCGCGCCGGAAGCTAGCCTGATACTCTTCGTCGTATTCCTCTTCAATTTCTGCCTGCTGAACGGTCACCACATTGCCGACAGGCTGGTATATGTTGCCAATCCACGGCTCAGGCTGCTTGTGCTCCAGCACATTGATATTTTCATCCTCAGCGTCGCGCAGCTTCTCTTCTGCACGCTTGCGCATCCCTTTGATGCGCTGCTGGTGTTTGTGGTACTCAGCGCTGACCGGGAAGGCGGCGCGTTTATTACCGTTCCAGACTGCCTCACAGATGAAAGAACCATCCAAACGACGCACTATAATCTTCTCAGCGTTGTGTATGTCGTAGCTGATAAGCACCTTGCGGCCGTGTTCGTCCCGCAGTTCCGGCGCGTAGTAGATATTATTCAGCCAGTGGATCTCGCAGCGGCGCACCGGTTTTTCCACCATCGGACGGAACATGTCGCGCAGCTCCACGTCTGACAGCCACTCAATCTCTGTATCCTCTTCCGCCAGGCGCTTTTTACGGTATTCTGCCGGGCTGAAATGCTTTCCGCTGGCCTTCATCGGTAACTCGCTGTGAGGCCGGTTGTTGTACCACTCAACACCCTCACGAACGGCCTCAACCAGTTCAGCCCAGGACGGCAAATCACGCATGGCCGCCCGTTGTTTCGCGTTGAGATTCTTACCCTGTTGCAGGGTATTAAAAGCCGATCGTAAATCGCGGTTTAATTTACGCAGCGTTTCACGATCTGCGCCTTTCCCAAAATACGTGCGGTACTTACGCGCAATGCGCATGGGTAAAGTCCGGTTAAGACGTTCAATAATGCCGCGCCCTTGTGGGTTTCCGGCAATACCTGTCGGGTGATTCACCCCAAGACGCGGCAGTATCCCGACCACTTCTTTATCCAGTACATCGGCGGTTTCACCGGAACCATTATCCGAGTAATAAATAAACGGCTTGCCGTGATTACGTATGCCATGCTGAATGGCACCGGCCACCGCGAAGACGTTTTCCGCCAGATCCATGCTCCAGCCGACGATAAAGCGGGTTCCACCATCAATTACAAAGGTCACTTCCGGCGAGAACGGGCGACCGTGTATCGGGTGCGCGCATTTCAGCTTCATACCGTGACCATCACCAATCCAGACATAGTTAACCGGCATTTTTGACCAGTCACGACGGGTAAACCCTTCAAGCTGGCGATATTCGCTGCCGGTAACACGGCCTTTTTGCTTCTGAACCTCCGGCAGTTTCTTCATCACACGGCGGATCGCGTCGTATGAAGGCACTATCTGCAACATATAAGGTTCCTCCGCGTGCCGGCGGTTCCACTCCGCCACAAAATCTTCGTATGCCTCGGTCATTGGGCGACCGTTTGCCTGCCGGTATTGCGCCAGGAAGTCAGCGAGCCAGCTAATTTCCTCGACCTTCATCTCTTCCCGCTTGCCGGGAGCCAGTAAAAGCAGACGTTCGGCGGCGTTTTCGGCTTTGTTATACTCAGCCATCCAGCGCTTGAGCGTAATTGCACTCAACGCGCGGGCTTTCCCTTTTTTAGCGTTGGCGACAGCGACAAAAGCCGCTACACGCTCGTTTAACTCACCAGTCTCTGACTGCCTGACGATAAACCGGATGGCTTTTGCGCAGGTAAAGCCTGGTTCATTCCCTATCCGTAATACCTCACGGACAATGGCTATCCGCGCATCAGCTACCTGCCGTTGGTTTTCGGTCAGCGCATTCAGACGCTCTTCCATCAACTGAGGCGATCCGCGGTAAGCCTCAAGTGGTGATATCGCATCAGGATCGCGTTGCCGTCTGACAACTGGTTTTGCGGGTTCCTGTGATGTTTCGGCTTCCATCAGCCGTGCGACATATCGTTCACGCAATACACTTTGTACGGCAAGGGGTAAAGTCTCTGAGTTACATTCCAAAACTTTCCCTTTAACACCCGGCCTAAACCTTGTCCCCCAAAACTCCTTTTTGGCTTTTTTATGCAAACCTGGCAGGGAATTAGGTAAACCGCAAAGCGATACCAAGTCAGTCATTGCAACCCACATACCCCCTCCGAGCCCGCTTTTCATATCGGGTAGGCCAAATAACCTCCGGTTTCTCACCGATTGCTCTGGCTATAATTGCCTCACCTTTGAGGTACGGAGCTCTCAAGGCATTCCCTAGCGTTCGGGGTCTTAAATTATTCTCCCTAGATAACCTTGATAGGTTTGTATTTGCCTTCTCTAACGCTGCTTTAATATCAGCAGACGGCCAGTCTGATTTACTTCTCATGATGGCTTCCCATGTATCTTTTGTGGCAAACTCAACTACTCGCATGAGCTACACTCATGAGTTACTCACTAGTGTCTAAAATCATATTAGATATTAACTTTGGAAATATCAAATGGTTTATATCAAAATTTCTTTAATTTTAATTAAGTTATTGTAATAAAAGGAATTATTTTTGATATTAACCGTGCTTTGATGTTTCCATTTGGTTAATATCAAATGGAGTTTGATATGATCCATGAAAAAGAATGGGTTGCCACGAAGCATCTGCTAGGCGTTGGAGGCCTCCCATCAACCCTTGCGGGTCTCCATAAACGAGCCAAGAGCGAGGGTTGGCAAAAGCGTTCAATTACAGTGCCAGGCGTCAGGGGGCGCACTTTTGCCTATCGCTTACAAGATTTACCCTCGCATGTTCAATCTATTCTTGGCGCGGAAGTGGAACCGCCTACAAAAGCAAGTCAAGAGGAGCAAAACATGCTGACAAATGAGCTGGTAAATATCATTGAAGCATTAACCAGGGAGGAACAGGCAAAAATTATTCATACACTGAAAAGGAAAGGTGTTGAGAGGTTAATTGACTTTTGTAATGAGGAAAATCAGGAGCTTATCAGCCTTACGGGGGTGCGTCGCTTCGCTGCTCTTAGTTTAAAAAACTGGACCGAAAAACAAATTAGAGAGAGTTTCGAAGAATCTGAGACCGAGGCCAATCACTTCAATGTAAACGAAAAACAGGCTAGTGCGTAA